CCATAATGGTGCAAAACGATTCCAATGTGGGAAACATAGACGCATAGTTCTCCCAAATCTTCTTACGATTGGATAAATAATTCTCTCGCAAAATAAAAACGTAATCAATATTGGTGCGGAGATTGGGCGGTATACCCAATGGGTATTGCATCGTGATGATTAACATCACTTTCCAATGTCTTCCGTTCATAAACAAGGATCTCATCAATTTATCTTTAGTCCAACTGCTGTCGTACAAGCAATCATCCAGAATAACAAAAGTGCGCGGGTCAATTGAACACTTCTTGTAAGTCTCCATCTCGGCTTGGCACTGTTTCATCACAGTTTTCTGGCGTCTCAATACATTCTCTATCAAAATGCTGTTGTATTCTTCGTGGATGAAAAGTTTGGGGACTATTTTTCCGTAAAATCCGTTACCGGCTTCTGTTCCGGAGATCACAGTGCCGATGGGAATATCCTGGTGATGGTACAACAAATCTTTGACCAAAAAGGTTTTGCCGGTATCACGGCGCCCGATCAAAACGATGACGGGTCCCTTGTTTTCTTTTGGGTCAAAGGTGATTGCACGCATATCAAATTTTTTCAATTCAAGTGTCATTTTTAAATTAAATTATATATGTAAAAGAAAGATAAAAAATGTGTAATTGAAACGATTAGAACATGAATTATCTTATTGAAACGATTATGTCATGATTTATCTTATTGAAACGATTATGTCATGATTTATCTTATTGAAACGATTATGTCATGATTTATCTTATTGAAACGATTCGGTGATTAGTGAAACGATTAGTTCAATATACCTAAATTATGTTTTAGCGTAAAATATAAATGGAGACTCCCCAATTCAGTATTTTTTATAAAAAAGCCAAGAAGATTGATTTAGAAATGTTGGACTCGGTTAGTGAAATCCAGCACTACAATCCTATTTATAGCCGTTTTTTTGAAATGGATGAAACCAATTACAACCGGATTGCCCTTAACCACAAATACCACATCCACGACTTGAAAACGGTGGTTGACGATAACGACCAAAAAGTGGAAAAAGACATTTTTATCAAATTCTCTCCACTTTTGGATCCGCTCAATTATTTGCGTGGCAAATACGATTTGGAAGATTCCGCTTTCAAAACACTTCCTAAACTTGGAACCAATACGTGTTTGCCCAAAGTGTTGGACGTGAATAACTCTTCTTACGTGGACGGGTTTTTCTCTTATCTCACATCCATGATGAAAGACATGCACGGTTGGGTGCACGGTGTGGAGTATTACGGGTCAGTGCTTGCTATACAACGCAAATTCAAGTATGATATTGTTGACGACTTGGATTTCTTGTCAAAATCACAGTTTTTCACCAATAATTTGAACAAGCATTTTACAATAGACGAAGACGCCTCCATCATTTTGCGTGAATATTCGGGAGAAGGTTCGCGTACCAATAAAAAAAAGCTGAGTATCAAAGATTTGGATATAGAGTTGGATGTAGATGAGGTTTATCAAGAATCTGTAGATAAAACGGAAACCGTAGATAAAACGGATGTAGCAACAATTTTAACTCCATCATTGGAATATGATTCCGGACCAAAAGAACCAAGCGATAATGATTCCGAGAGTGACGATTCTGAGAGCGACGATTCTAAATCAGACACAACTCAATCCGAAGAGTCCGATTGGGAGACCGAAGACGAAGACGATAATGAAGACGAAGACGAAGATGAAGACACCGATGATGACTTTGAGGAAGATGAAAAAATGTTCAGTTATCTGAATGAGTTTCCGGTCCAGCTCATTTTCCAGGAAAAGTGCAAAGGCACATTTGACGAATTGATTATGCAGAGAAAACTGAAAGGCGATACATTCGTGGAAGCACTTTTGCAAATTATCTTGTTGTTAGCCACTTACCAAAGAGTATTTGATTTCACTCACAATGATTTGCACACCAACAATATTATGTATGTAGAGACGGAGGAGGAGTTTTTATACTATCGCATTGACGGAGTTTGTTACAAAGTCCCGACCAATGGTCGCATATTCAAATTGATTGATTACGGAAGAGCGATTTACCGATTTGGCGGCAAGACGTTTTGCAGTGACAGTTTTGCACCCAATGGCGACGCGGCGACCCAATATAATTGCGAGCCGTATTTCAATGAGAAAAAACCCAGAATTGACCCCAATCCCAGTTTTGACCTCTGTCGCCTTGGTTGTTCTCTCTACGATTTTGTTTGCAGAGATGATGAAGTAAAAACCCCGTTGCAGAAATTGGTGGATTCATGGTGCACCGATGACCACGGAAAAAACGTCCTTTACAAACCAAGTGGTCAAGAGAGATACCCCGATTTCAAATTGTATAAAATGATTGCGCGAACCGTGAATAATCTGGTTCCAAAAGACCAATTGAAACAGAGCATTTTCAAGAATTATGTAAGCGAAGCAACCATTTGCCAAAATACAATGGTTGATGTAGATGCATTGCCAAATTATGCATAAAGGAACTAATAGTTCCCATAAAATTAGGTTAAAAACAATCCATTAGTAAATATTACTTAGTAATGGAAAAAATAGATAAAATCATATATATCAACATGGACGCGCGGACCGACCGAAGGTCGGTTCTTTTGCAAGAATTTGAGCGCGTTGGTTTCACCGAAGACAAAATCATCCGGTTTCCCGCATCTTCTTACAATGGTTGCCCCAACTCAGGGTGTTTGCTAAGTCATGCAAATGTTTTGGAAATTGCTTATGACATGGATTTGCAAAATGTGCTTGTCTTAGAAGACGACTTTGTTTTCATTGATGATGTAAAAAAAATTCATGCAGACATAAAGGCATTCTTTGAATTAAATATTAATTGGGATGTGGTAATGCTGACAACGTGTGCGGCAATAATCTCTGAACCAACGAATCAATTTATTTCAAGAATTTCGTCGTCTGGTAATGGTGCGGGGTATTTAGTCAATCGGTCAATGATGTTGGAACTCAGCACGTTGTTCAAATCCAATGTGGAGAATTTATATTCAACCAAACAACACTGGGTTTACCAGAATGATATTTTGTGGAAAACAATTATGCCGTCGTCGCAATGGTATATGTTCAATCATTATTTGGGGTATCAGAAGGAAGGGTATAGTGATTTGTCGCAAGACCGGAAGATTGCAATTGTTCCGCAAATTATAGAACCCATACAAATAACAATTGAAAAGATGGGTGAAGCCATTGAAAACACTTCTATCAATTCGTATTGTAGTGACTCTATTGTAAATAATGTAATCAGTGCATTTATTGGTCGGTCCAATGTCGGATTGCAAAAATATGGAACAACTTTGGATAGAGAAGATTTATCTATTCTGGATTGGATTCAGCACGCCCAGGAAGAACACATGGATGCCATTCTTTATTTGGAGAAATTGAAAACCGAAATAAAAAAAGGGAAGGGGGTAAGCGAAGCGACTGCGTAGGGCGTAAGCGAAGCGACTGCGTAGGGCGTAAGCGAAGCGACTGCGTAGGGCGTAAGCGAAGCGACTGCGTAGGGCGTAAGCGAAGCGACTGCGTAGGGCGTAAGCGAAGCGACCGCGTAGGGGTAAGCGAAGCGACTGCGTAGGGCGTAAGCGAAGCGACTGCGTAGGGGTAAGCCCTCCGGAGCGTCTAGCGACGCTCCTTATAGGGCGGAATAACCGTAGGTTTCCCTACGCCTTGTTTATTATTCTTCCTCCACATGACGTGCGTTTTTTCTTTCTGCAATTTTTTCAATGACCATCATTAAGGCTATCGGAATGAATGATATACCAGCCACGACCGCGATGCCGGTCAGCACTTCCACGAATACCCCTTGTATTATTATAATTATGATTCCGTAAATTCCAAATAATGATATAAATATTGGCCTGCCTGGGTGGTCAAATAACGCCAATACTAGAACTATCACACATAGTAATAGTATTGTTTTTTGTATTTTCAACGGGTCCTCCATTTTATTAAATTGTATATATTGTTTGTTTTATAGCTTACAAAATATTTCAAATAAATACTTCAATTTTACAAGTTTACAATTGTAAAAAACATAAAAAATAAAACGTAAATATATAAGAAACCAATGCATCGTATATATTTTCCAAGCTCAATTGGACAGAGAAAACTCGGCGTAGATACAACATGTAAATATTTGTTCCAACTTTTTGGAAATATAATAATCAAAGGAGGGATCGTAGGGCATAATAATCAAAGGAGGGATCGTAGGGCATAATAATCAAAGGAGGGATCGTAGGGCATAATAATCAAAGGAGGGGTTGTAGGGGAACTACGTTCCCCTATTTAGAACTCGCACACCATATCAAACACATTTACCGCAACTTCCTTGTTCGCCATCGCATACTCGGATACGGTGCGTTCAAAGAAATTGGATTTGCTCTCCAAACTAATGAGTTCCATAAAATCAAAAGGATTAGCACTACCATAAATCTTATCAATTCCAACTTGCAAACAGAGACGGTCTCCCACAAACTCAATATACTGGGTCATCAGTTTCGCGTTCATCCCAATTAACCGGCACGGCAACGATTCTGTTATAAATTCCTTTTCAATCTCCACCGCCTCTTTCACAATTTCCACAATCTTGGACTTCTCTATTTTCTCATGGAGTTTGGAGTATAAAAGAACTGCAAATTCAGAATGTAGTGCCTCATCTCTACTAATGAATTCGTTGGAAAGAGTTAGACCCGGCATAATTCCGCGCTTCTTGATCCAGTAAATTGCAGCGAAACTACTGCTGAAGAAAATGCCTTCTACACATGCAAATGCAACGAGTCGTGTGGGAAAGGTTTCGTTGCTCGCCTCGTATCCAATCCACCGCCTTGCCCAGTCCGCCTTCTTCTTGATGGAAGGACACATCTCAATTGCATTAAACAACTTATGTTTTTGAACCTTATCTTTAATATAGGTTTCAATTAAAACACTGTACATCTCGGAATGGATGTTTTCCATTGCAATCTGGAACCCATAGAAAGCGCGGGCTTCCGAAAGCTGAACATCCGCCATAAATCGCGTTGCCAAATTCTCCATCACAATTCCGTCGCTCGCTGCAAAAAATGCGAGAACCATTGAGATGAAATACTGCTCGTCTGGCATAAGCTTTGCCCAGTCACCTAAATCTTTGGACAAATCAATTTCCTCGACGCGCCAAAAACAATCTACCTGTTTCTTGTACATCTTCCAGATGTCTTCGTCCTGGATTGGGAACATCACGTAACGAGAGGTGTCTTCTTTCAAAAGGGGGTCTGTCATTTCCTAAATAATATACAATGGTAGATTTTATATTATTTGAATAAACTAATAGTGTAGAGCACAAATATGTTGTCTAATATTTAAAAAGTCTTCTACATCTTCATTTATTTACGTTTCCTTTAAAAAAATTAAATAAATTTCTATTTTAAAATCGCTACAATGATTAGAACCAAAGTTGATACATCCAACATTGATGCAAAGACATTTCACAAAATGCTTTTTATTTTTAACTGTGTAGAGAAGGGTTGGAATGTGAAGAAACGCGATGGCAAATACATTTTCCAAAAATCCCACGACGGAAAGAGAGAAGTTTTTATGGAAGATTATTTAGAGAAATTCATTGCCGAGAATTCCTCCCTTTAAAGGGAACCAAGGTTCCCTTTTGATCCCTCCTTTATACAAAATTACTCAAACTGTTTTCCATTTCTTTTTTTGATTCGCTTAAACAAAATTACTCAAACTGTTTTCCATTTCTTTTTTGCTTTGCTTTGCTTATCCCTCCTTTATACAAAATTACTCAAACTTTTTTCCATTTCTTTTTTTGCTTTGCTTATCCCTCCTTTATACAAAATTACTCAAACTGTTTTCCAATTCTTTAGAACATTTTGTCTTGCCACACTTT